GCGTTACGAGGATGGCGGCGAAATTGAAGTTGAACGCTCCAGTGGAATCGAAGAGATTCTTGGAAGCCTTTCGCCAGTTTACGGTATGGCAACGGGCAAGGGTATGTTCGGCAAGGATGTCGGACTTCTTCCTATGGCGGCTCGTAGTATGCGTAAGAAAATGCGCGAGAAAGATGGCGAACCTGTATCGGTTTCCATCGAAATCGAAAAGTCTGGCGAAATGGAAGAGCCTATGGGCATGAATCGCGGTGGTCGAATGGGTTACAACGAGGGCGGTAGCCTCAAGATGGTCGATAAGAACGGCTCCAAGGTTCCGTTCTTCGCTGCTGATGGCAAGGGCAAGATGCTGGGTGGCGGCATGACCTACGGAAAGGGTGGCATGACCCGTGGTAACCGTGATGGCTGCGCGATCAAGGGTAAGACCAAGGGCAGATTCGTATGAAACAGAAAATGCAACGGGTTTCCGATAAGGGTGACACGCGCCGTATGTTCGAAGACTTGTCTAAAAAGCCTGCTAAAAAAGACAAGCCGCCCACTGCTAAGTCGAAGCCGCGTAGTATGTCAAATGAAGAATTTATAAAGAAATACAAGGATTCTCCTACGTCAGATCGCATCAGAGAAGAAGCCAGCAAGAGCGTCAATAAAGACAAGGCATCCGATATCGCGCCCATGACTCGCGTAGATCTTGGTGGTGTTAGTTTTGGCGACCCCGACATGACTCTCGAAGAAAAAGAGAGTATTGCAAAAAACCTTCTTAAAGGTGCCGTAGCGATAGGTGGTGGACCGGCTGGCAGAGGACTCCAGACTGCCAATCGCCAACGCATTATCGGTAGGAACTACGAGAATATGTCGGAACGCCAGCAGAGAATGGCTGCTAATGCCGCAAATATGGTGGCTCGTCCTGTACAGACTCGTACTGGCATGAAGTTTGGTGGCTCCACCGGGCGCGGCGGCGGCTGTGAGATTCGCGGCAAGACCAAGGGTCGCATGATCTGATGGCGGATATAAGAGACATAGTTGCGGCTATAAAGAACTTGGATATTCAAGGGGATTACGATGTTGGCGGTAGTTCAGACCAACAATATGGGCGTAGTAATTTAAGTAAGAAAATTACTATGGAAAAGTTACGAGATTCGCTGGGTTTAGAGGGCGAGTTATCAGTTACTCCTAGAGTAGGCGCTTCTTTTCGATCAGGTAGAGACGGCAGTCATGCAAATATTGATCGTGAAGCAACCGGGCTAGGCGTTAATTACAAATCTAAATCTGGAATGACTGATATAGGCGCGGATGTTAATCGTAATAAAGAATATAGATTAGGGATCCAACATAGGTTTAATGAAGGTGGCTTTGTGAAATCCTCTGCTTCTAGTCGTGCTGATGGCATTGCTCAACGGGGCAAGACCAAGGGTCGGATAATCTAATGCCTACCAGCGGTACCGCAATTTTCAACCCTGAGTTTCGAGATCTCGTTGAAGAGGCTTTCGAACGGGCGGGTATGGAACTGCGTACCGGTTATGATCTCCAGACTGCGCGGCGTTCCATGAACTTCATGGCGCTAGAATGGCAGAACAGAGGCATCAACCTCTGGACGGTGGAACAAGGCTCTCAGGTACTGACTGCGGGAACCTTCACCTACACCATGCCAGCGGACACCATCGACCTTCTGGAACACCAGTTGCGTACTGATGCAGGCAGCACATCCGGTCAAACGGACTACACCCTTTCGCGTATTTCGGTGTCGGACTACGCCCAGTTGAGCAACAAACTTACCCAAGGTATGCCTTTGCAGATCTATGTAGATCGGCAGAGAGCAGCCCCAATAGTTTACCTGTGGCCCGTGCCAGACAACACCCAAACTTATACGCTTGTCTACTGGAAGATGCGGCGTATTCAGGATGTGGGTAGCGGAGGCACAAACAACATCGATGTTCCTGCGCGATTCCTGACCTGTCTGGTAGCCGGTCTTGCCTACTATGTCGCAATGAAGCGACCTGAAGCAGCCAACCGACTTGGTCTGCTCAAGCAAGAGTATGACCTTCAGTGGGATCTTGCTGCGGGTGAAGATCGTGAAAAGGCTTCTGTTCGATTTGTCCCAATGAACGGGTATATCGGAAGAAATGTCTGATGGGTACACCGTTTTCATCAGGCAAGAACGCATTCGGGTTCTGTGATCGCTGTGGACAGCGATATGACTTGCATGATTTAAACGAGCAATATGAGAACCTGTTGCCTATCGGCATCCGTGTTTGCTTTGAGTGCATGGATGTAGACCATCCTCAGTTGCAGTTGGGACGGGTTCCGATGGATGACCCGCAGGCTTTACGAGATGCTCGTCCTGACAACACCTTCTTTGCGCCGGGTAACCAAGGTGCTGGTGGTAGCCGAATGTTCCAATATGGATGGAATCCGGTAGGCGGAGCGCAGGGTTATGACTCCAGTCTGACTCCTAACTTCCTTTTATCAAATGGTCTGGTTGGAACTGTGACTGTGGTAACGACATGAATTATTCCCAACTGGTAGATCTGATCAAGCAGTACACGCAGAACGAGGAGACCTCGTTTGTTGCGAACATTCCTGTCTTTGTGCAGTTGGCGGAAGAGCGCATCTACAACGCTGTTTTCATTCCCGCCATTCGCAAGAATCAGATCGGTACCCTGACCCCAAGCAACAAGTATCTGACTGTTCCGGCTGATTGGCTGGCTAACTTCTCGTTGTCCGTCATCGAACCAGTGACCAATGCTCAGACCTTCTTGATTGACAAGGATGTGAACTTCATCCGCGAGTGCTACCCGGACCCAGATGACACCGGGGTTCCCAAGTACTACGCCATCTTCGATGACAACACCTTCATCTTGGGTCCGACCCCTGACAGTAACTATCAGGTCGAACTGCATTACTACTACTACCCAGAGTCCATCGTCACCGCTAGTACCTCTTGGCTAGGTACCAACTTTGAGACTGTTCTTCTCTATGGTGCTGTGCGCGAAGCCTACATCTACATGAAGGGCGAACAGGACATGATGGTCTACTACGAGCAGAAGTATCAGGAGTCCTTGGGTCTCTTGAAACTCCTTGGCGAAGGCAAGGATCGTACAGATGCATTCCGTAGCGGCCTTAATAGGATTCCGGTCACATGATCTTCCAGACCCAGACCTTGAGTTTCAAGGAGCAGATCCTGAAGGGAGAACACAATCTCCTGACGAATACGCTCAAATTGGCTTTGTACTACAGCACTGCCACCTTGAACGAAGACACCACTGTCTATTCAGCGACCCATGAGGTTGTGGGAAGCGGGTATACCGCTGGCGGTAATGTATTGACCGGTGTTTCGATAAACAATTTGAACGATATTGTGTATGTCAATTTCAACAATGTGGTGTGGAGTCCGGCCAGTTTCACGGCTGCTGGCGGATTGATCTACAACACAAGTCAATCCAACAAGTCCATCGCGGTTCTGAGTTTTGGCAACGATAAGGTAGCCACGAACTCATTCACGGTGCAGATGCCTGCAAACACTTACAACTCAGCGTTACTACGGTTTACTTAGGAGAATCAACGATGCTCATCAACAAGGCAAAATCTGTTGATACCGTTGGTGCAAATGTCCAGAAAGGCAATGGCACCCGTGATGGTATCAAGGGCGGCGGTATCTTTACGGTCCGTTGCCGTGACAAGGAAGGCAACCTGAAATGGGAGCAGAAGTCCCACAACCTCGTGGTCAATGTCGGTCTTGCCGACATGAACACCAAGTACTTCAAGGGTTCCGGGTATACCGCTGCGTGGTATCTCGGTATCTACGGACCTGCTGCTTCGAATAACCCGTCCTCGACCGACACCATGGCAAGCCATGCCGGTTGGACGGAGGTGACGGCTTACAGCAACGCGACCCGCCCTGCTGCGACCTTCGGCGCTGCCACCACGGCAGACCCTTCGGTCATCGCGAACTCTGCCTCTCCGGGACAGTTTCTGGTCAACGCCTCTGCCAATGTCGGTGGCGCGTTCCTGACAAGCGGAGACCTCCCCGGCGGTTCGTCTGGAACCTTGTTCTCTGCCTCTGACTTCGCAGCCCCCGGTGATCGCACGGTCCAGAACGGTGATGTGCTGTCTGTCACCTACACCTTCAGCCTTGACGCTGCATAAGGAGTTTAAACATGGCTAAGTTTGTAAAGGGTGAGAAGGTCAAGTTGGTAGTGGTTGTTCCCGAAGGCCCGGTAGAGAAGTTCATGATGACCGAAGACGGTGTAATCATGTGCCTTGTCCCTTGGGTCGATGCGAACGGTCAGAACCAATCCCGTTGGTTTTCGGAAGACGAACTCGTCAAGGCGTAGTCTGTGCCTGAAGGCGGATTTGGATCAGGCACTTGGGGTCAAGCAGGTTGGGGGATGTCGGTCTATGACCGCGCCTCTGAAGACACTGCTGTC